GTATAGAGAGGATGGCACATACCGTATTGTACCTATCTGGGCGACTGGCACCAATCACAAAAGATTTGTTCCTTCCGACTTGGCAGATAAGGAAAGGATCGGACCTGAACGTGTTATGGCTGGAGAACGGGCAATATTTTTCAGATGTCTATGCTATTGGAGATATATCGCATTTAACGCTTAGACAACTTCGGGGGCACAATTTTCTTTTTATACTGCATAAAAAAGATCGTGTTTTCGCTAAAGATGGAGAGGTTCCACGGGACATAGAAATTGATGACGCGCAACTCCGAAATAGTTCATTTCCATTACCAAAACAATTAGAGCGCCTGATTGGTCATGGACGGATAAGCTTGCGACGCTTTTTTGGGAATGCGGTGCGAAAATATGCATTCAGTGTCGCTAGTGAATTCAATGGCAGTGAGGTTGAAACTGTGATGCAAGCGGATTTCAAAAAACATAAAGTGTACGGTTTACCTGAAAATCCACCAGCAATTGGAATTGATAAACCTCGAGATATGCCATACGATGATGATAGAGGAACAGATGAGAAACTAGTGAGTATGCTGGATTATGCAGTGATGTCGGCTGATGTGGTTTACTATGTTGGATGTGGAGACATGCGCACACTGAGGCTTTTCGCAAGGCAAGACCCAAAACGGTTCAGCAGAGCTGTATGGCTATGCATTGATCCAATTGTACCAAAATCATGGCATAAAAATGTCATCTGCATGAATCAGCTGATTGAGAGTCCAAATGATCTGCGAGGATTATATTCTGATAAGAAGGGAGAGTCTATTCTGCTTTGGGATGTAAGATCTGACCGTGGAGTTATGACGGATTGGGAGTGGGAGGATCTCTGCCACGAACAAGACGACTTAGGGGATAGGGTCGCTTTAAAAAATTCGGATTGGTTGGCATATTCTATCATCAAAAGACGCATACCAAAGTTTAGATCTTCATTAGAGATGTGGAGTTCGCTCCTCATCCCGCAGCCTGGTGCACCAGAGGACATGTATGAATTACGTAACGTAATAAAAGGAAATGGATTTTCGTACATAGATAGATCACATATTCCAGAACCGAAATCGCGACGTGTCAGCATCAATCAGATGCGGAAGTTAGTACTATATCATGGCAAACATCGTGGTAAAAAGTTAAAAATCTCATTGATAGAATATCTGCATATAACGCGTCGGGATGGATTGTCAGTGGTGAGTGCCTGTTCTGCACATCTATTTTATTTGACTAACAAACGAAATTTGGATCGAAATTTAGCGATAGCTGAAGTTGTGCGAGCGGCTGAAATATCAACTCTATGGATTGGCAATCAAACACCTGTCGGGTATGATGATTTTACTTGGGACCGACGTGATGCAATGACGCGTTATTCGAATCAAGATACAATGGTGCTCGACGGGAACGGATTTATGCTATTCATGATGTGGAAGATTGATTCAAAATTGAAATACACGCGATATGATCCCTACTGGGCTGAAAATTTTGCTGTTATCTTTAAGAAGCGAACGAAATTTGAACCAGTACCTGATGTATCACTCTGTCGATTCATTGGAATACGGACTGAATCATCTATGTTGAGAGTTCGTACCGATATGATACATCATGCGCCAGATGTTCTAAAAGATATGGGATTGGATCTTTCTGGACACTTATATGTAACATTGGCGTCAGGCAGGTACTGTACCGATTTGACATGGTGGTTCGATATGATACTGAAGTGGTCTTGTGAGGAAAAAGAGGCGAAGATTCGGATGTTAAATGAGTCTGGCGCAGAGGTGATTGAATGGAAAAAAGAGAAGGAAGGTGAACCGTGGCACATACTACCGGACCTTATCGCTGCATTACGCCAAGCGGAGATTCAGGATTTTGGCGGTTTGGCATGCCAGTACCGCAAGTGGGTACAGTATTTGCGTGCGATTTGATGGGAGAGCCTTAGCGGGCGCAAGAACTAACATCATCTCAGGCCTGGGGTTGGAGCCCTATAGGCGTGTGTAGTCCTCTCAAAGGATAC